TTCAGAATGTATCTCTTTAGCTGTGGATTCATTTATTTGATTGTGCGTTAATGGAATTTTATATAGATTAGATTTTTGATTTAAGGTATTTGGGCATCTATATATTGATGTTCTATTATATACTGCTAAATCTATATCACTGAATAAATTATTCATAGTTTCTTTAACAATAAATGGTAAATCAGTAGTTCCTTCTGGGAAATTAAAGACTTCTCCACTTATTATTATATGATATCCAGTTCCACTGAAATAGATATTGTAGGAGCGTTTGTGAACGTCTAGCTCTTCTAATTCAAATAATATACCTTTTGTTTTGTTAAGTGTATAATCATCAGAATTATCGCCTCTATCTATATCGATTAAAATATCTCTAATATATCGCTTACCTAAGAAATCTTTGAATGTTTTCCTTAGCTTATGATATTCTTTTCCTTCTTCATCATATAGATATAAACTTTTATAGACAGCATATTTATCACCATGCTCTAATATAACATCAATTATTTGTTCTTGCGGAATAAGGAGCCCCCTGTTTTGAGGGCTCCCTATCGCTACTTCGTGATAAAGTTCCACCTAGAACTTGTTTACAGAGCTACCAGCAGTGGTACTGGTCATGTCTCCGTTATTAACAGGTACTTGGGTGTTATCGTGCTCAACAATGAATTTATTGGCTTTCATGTAAGTGACATAACTATCAAGATCATTTCGACCTTGATCATTATTCTTTACAATTTTGGGACATACTTGAGTGTATGCTTTACCAGCTTTTTCATTCCACTTCTTATAAGTAAATATGTAATACTTATGTTCAGTGTCTGATTGAGAAACACCATAGTTGGCTTTTGTAAAGTTATGATTTAATAAACCTGCAATATCTTTTACAAGCTTATCATTTTCATCAACCCATAAACCATCGGTGTTTACTCCGCCATCCCAACCAATTGCATCAGTGAAGTACAAGATTCTTTTGAGTAGACTACTCTGACCAGTTAAAGTATTATCACTTTCTCTGTCAAATGTGCCTAATAGGCTATATTTCCAGGGATATTGTGAGTTTTCATTTCTAAAGTAAATCTCTAGAAACATATCCATATTTGGATATTCAGCTGATCTGTCCACTATATCGGTAAGTGTAACTGCTTGAAAACCAAGAAAGTTAACTCCTCCAGATGTAGGTGACTCTTGTTTATAAGAACCTCTGTACGGCATTTATTACTCCTATTCTTCTTTGTATTTTAGGATTTCATTCATTACGCTATTGTAATCAAATTCAAGAACTTTCTGGGCTAGAGGTCTCAGCCTACTGCCTACAGTTCTTTCGTCGTATGCTTTAAAAGAAAGATAGAATTTACCATCTTCTTTATTAGCCATAGCGTACCCTATCACGTCTGCACTTGCAGTTAAAGCATAAGCTAAACCTCTTGGTAGCTCAGGCCCTAACTGACTCTTTCCATCAGTTATGACAGTACTCTTTGCATGTGAAACAATCACTAAATTCCTACTTAATGATTTACACAATACTTGGAATTTTTTAACAATATCAAGATTCTTCTTTCTGGCTTGTGCCCAGTCAGCACCCCATGAAGAACCTTCTCCCATTGCTGCTTGTCCTCTTTCATCACATACTTCAGCTTCAATCCATCTATTTATGTGATCAATAGTATCAATAACAATAGTATCGTAAGGTAATTTTTTTAAATTGTCCTTTAACCAATAGTATACTTCTACCATAGAATATACTTCTATTGATTCTCCAACAGTTTCACCTGTTCTATTATAATATCCACGCTCTTCATTGGGCACTATTTCTGTAATAGGCTTACCCTTTTCTGTAGCTTGTTTATTATCAATCATTTTTGGCCTTGTAGGTGTGTTTAAAGATGTAACTGTAACTGTATTAGCTCCATCTACAAAGTCTGCACCTAAATCTGTATCTATTAATAGGCATCCCTCGGCTCCCTTGGGACTCCATTTACTGGCTTGAGTAGTTTTACCCGTTTTGGGTTGACCGATAAAATACCAGGTCAACCCATTGGGTAATTTAGTCCAGTCAGTGGATACTTTTCTAACTTGAATATCCATAACTATCCTTATCTTGTTTTTACAATGAGATTGTCAGTTCGCATTTCTAAAGGCATTAAACCTATCCAAATATAAGCATAATATGGTCTCTCAGCAATAACATTAAAGATTTGGTCTACTCCAAATCCTCCAACAATTGATGCTGTAAAGATAGTATGCTTCATTGTACAGGGCTCTTGACTTATCTGATGAGAAGGAAGCCACGTATCTAAATAATTGTCATTTTCTTTTGTAGCAACAATTATTTCCATAGCCATAGCTCCCATTCTTAAATCAATAAAGAATTTCCTGTTACTCTGCTCTAACCACAGATTATATGCAACAAGTCTACTCTCCATATTATCAAGACAAGTAACCATCTTAGGCATTGTAGGACTTTTTTCATCATAATATTCATCATAGAACTTTACTTCGTCTGGATTTATTGCATACATTTTAGAAACATTTTCTGCTACTTCAGCTTTAGGTTTACCTAATGCTCCTTGAGGATACATTGTAGTGCTCAAGTTATGTTCTTCTAATATATCATGATCCCATCCTGTAATCTTTTTGAATCCCATTATCGAAAGTAGAGGTACCAGCTGTGAGCCGATACCTCCCAATCCCAATATACCAATATGGTTTAACTTAGCTTGAGGTATTAAATCCTTATTTCTTAAGAATCTATTAGTAGCCATAATTACCTCCATAATTATATCCAAAATTATCTGTTTCTAAATTCCAATTCATTAAAATTGATATTTGAGTAGAAGACAATTTCACTAATTCTAGCTGTCTTTCACATTCAATGTCACTCATTTCAGCTGCATCCCATTTATTAAGAATGAATTCTGTCTTTTTTTTCTGAGTTGCAGAAAGTTTAGACAATAATTCGTCTCTTTTTTTAAAGAAAGCTACTGGACTATTACTCAAAGTATCAATAGGAACAGATTTCTCTGGAGTTTTATTCCATTCATTCTTTACACCATTTAATAAACTTGTCTGTTGTCCGTAAATTGGAACAGGTTTATTCTTTTCGATAAGATCAGCTTCAGATACCCATTCATTAAGAGGTTTGAGTCCAGGTATCAATATATTAATATCTGATTCATCCGCCTCAAAACAATGTCGTACTTTATACTGATCCTTATAACCAAACCCAAAAGCATACAAAGCTTTGCCAGCAGAAGCAACCACCAGACTGCCGTAGAAACCTTCTTCTGGTGCCATATCTTGGATTGTATTTGTGTCTGTTGTAGACAAAAATGCTCCCATAGTATTATGACTATGGATTAATCCTATATAGGCTTTCTTTAAGCTTGGCATTAAAGCATAGGTTTCTTTCAGAATTGTAGCTAAATCCTTAGCTTCCCACTCAGTAGCAGCGTGACTGCCTAGGTTTAAAGGGTGGAAATGAACGATTTTCCATTCATTAGGAAAACCATCTTTATCTGTTTTTACTCTATACCATGCAGGGCCAGACCACTCTAAGTTCTTAAATCTATTTAAAAGATAAGTGTACTTGTTGTGTATCTTTGTTGGTATGTTCAGTTTTATGTCCATATTTCTTTAGACTCCTTATTATTTTATCGTATTCATTGATTAACGTCTCTGTTTCTGCAGTCACTGACTGCCTTTTTATAACTTCATATGTATTGATTAAAGATTCTACACTATTAATCTTGCCAAATTTATTCATAATACTAAGTGTATTATGAAACTCATCGTCTACACGATAATATGACATGCGTCTCCAAAATAAACCTGTATCCATTAGATAATCATCTTGATTCTCTCTATTATCTATCGAATACCTAAAATATGAAGATATCTTATTTTCAATACATTTATAGATAAATTCTTTATTTAAAGATTTACCATAAAAAGCTATAAGCATTCTTTTTATTCTCTTACATCTAGAGTTATAAAGATGATTTAGATAATACTTTTTCTTATATTCTTCAGTATTAAGTGTATTCTGCATTGCATCTTCTGTATCTATTGAAGTTTCAGTTACTCTATGCTTATATAATCCAGTATTAGTCATTTTATCATAGAATAATTGCTTTCTTGTCTGTAAAGGAGCTAAATATGTACAATATATATCTATTGCATAATCAGCATCATTTAACAAACTCTTTATCATTTCATTACTATTTATCCAATGATAAAAATCGTTAAGTACTGTAGATAATGCAAGCAAAATAGATTTATTTACACCATGTCCTTCTATCTCTGACAGTCTTTGATCAACACCAGACATTATTTCTCTTGTTGTAAAATAAGTCATAGTACCATCTTCGCTTGCATTTGGAATAACAAACATAGTATTAGCACTGACCCATGGTAAGATAGAAAACTCAGATTGAGAATACTTTCTTCTATTATCCTTTCTTTTATTAACCTCCGTTGTATGTGCTTGAAAATATAAATATTGTTTATTATCAAACTCTTTCTTTATCTTTTCAGATAAATGAGGCTTAATATGATCTATTCTTTTAAATATTTCTGCTAAACAATAAATATCATTAGGAACTGATCCAGTATTTATTTTACATAGATTATTTTTTATGAAATTTCTAAATTCATCAAATTTATCTATTGATTTTTTATAAGTAACAGATTGTATTACAGATGACAAGAATTCTTTAGTAATATTCTCTGATCCTTCTAATCCATTGGTTACTTTATCTATTATTACACAACGATTTAAATTCCAAAATGGTGAACGAGAGTTCCAAGTATTTAAGAACGAATGCAATGTCTTTAAATACATAATTGGGTTACCCTCGGATTTCCATTTACTAAGGTCTCTATCATATCCACCTAAACAAGGCTCTGATCCAGAAATATGTGGATGCCAAGCAGGTGTCTCTGCACAAAACTCAAAATGATTAGACCATTTATCATTGTACATAGAATTATATAATTTAACATTCCTATTTTTTTCTATACGTGCGTATATTCTGTCAAGATAATGAACTTTTCTACCTCTTAATCTTGGTATACCCATATTAAACACGAGAGCAATATCATCTTTGCCCCATACATCATGAACATATCCATCTATAGCGACTAATCCAAATACTTCGTCTGGATTTAATGTCATATTTTTAAGAATTTTCCAATATTCATTATCCATATTCTCCACTCTAAAAACTTTCATAAAAGTTCTTTTTAATCTACTATCGAAAGATTTAACCTTTGATTTAAAAGGTAATCCAGATATAGATGTGATCTCTCCCATTTTAATTGGGAAGGTTTTTTCAATATTATTAATCATGACAACTCCTCATATTGTTTGATTTACTTGGTTTAGTTAAAGTAGGAAAAGCTGGTAAGCTTTGATCTTTCTGGGATATTGACCATTAAATAGTAACAACACTATTCACTTCTCCTATCTCGGGCATGCAGACGGTAGTCTACTTACCTGATGCTACTTTGCTCTTTTGAAAAGAGACAAAATTCCCATCAGCAAGTGTGTGAGTGGCATTAGCCTCACTACTTTCTACATGTATTTGAACTCCCTGAAGAGAAAGATCAAGCTGTGTAGCAAGATCGGCAGGAGTACTGCCTTCCATTTCTCTGGGCATTCCACCATTGTGGAATGATACGACTGTTACATTAGCCATATTATCCTCCGTACGGTTAGGCGTTAAACAGATTTATTTTTTTTAGGTCTTCCACGCTTTTTAGCTACTGGCATCTGTCTTGACCAGTAGTAAACTTGACCCTTAACTTTGTATAACTGATTCCGTAGTTTTTTTAATGGAAAATAATAAAATACTCCTGTAATTATTACACCTCCAAAAAATCCTACAAAAAGCATTAAACACTCAAATAAACTCATTCGTTTATCTCCTTTTCTTTACTTTTTTCATTGCTTTATCGTGTAATATTAAAGTTTTTTCTATCTCTTTATTTACACCTTTACAATAATTGCTGCCAGTTTTAGTTATACTCTTTGCTAACTTTAGAAGATTAACTAAGTGACCGACGGTTTTTGTTTGTAATATACTTGTATCAAGCATATCTTACTCCTTCTCCCTTTCCCTTAAGGGTGCTTCTATCGATTTTATCAATTTCATTATTCGTTCTTTAATTTTTGATTCATCTAACCCTGGTAACGATTTAATTAACTTACCATTATGATAAAAATTCCAGAATCTTGAATTACCTAATTTGTCGATATAATTATAACGAGATTTATTCCCATCTATACTAACTACAACAGTATATTTATTATTTATTGTACAAAGATACCTAGCAGTTACCAGTTTTATATTAATTGACATACTCATGGTTTTTTTTTACTCCTCTCTGTTCCTAAAAATAATTTAGCTTCATTATCTTGAAATTT